TGCCATTATTTTCTCCTTATACATTGCTTCTTTTTCCTCCTTTTCCTTGATAATAGCCTCTTTATCCTTTACTTGGGCTTCTAATAACGTTATATATTTATCATTATTAGCTGCTGGCGGGTCCTGCTGGTCGGCTTCTTTTACCTCTTCTTTCAGCATTTTCCCCTTCCCCGTTAATAGCCATTCAGGACTTATGTCTAAACAATTGTCTAAAACTTTATTTAAAACACCCTCACCTAAGTCGGCATTTCTCCTTAATTGAGTACCTAAATAACCATTAGATAACCCACATTTCTTTTCAAAAGAACTATTGTTAATCCCTTTGCTATCAATATATTGAATAACTCTATTTATTGCTTTCATAAAAATAATTAGAAAAAAGTTTAAAAATAATTTGCACGTTTAAACTATTGTCTATATCTTTGCGCCAGAATTGGAACAATAAACAACAATGGACAAAAGTAAGAAAAAAAAGTATAACAAGTACAATGCAAGCGTAATAAATGCATTGATTGAGAAGCACGGCTTCTCAGGGCGATACATTCGCCAGTGTATAAGCGGCGAGCGTACAAGCCTCTCAGCCGACAAAATCAGAAAGGACTACCAAAGTATGATAGCACCTTCTGAAAAGAAAGTAAAAGAATTTTTAAATGATTAAGCTATGGACAAACTAATCACAATCACCGAGCAAAGGGGCATTCAATTAGTAGATGCCCGCGAGCTTCACCGAAAGCTTCAAACCCGCAGAGACTTCTCCAATTGGATAAAAGGACGCATTCAGGAATATGGTTTTATTGAAAATGAAGACTATTTTACTGAAAATCAATGGTTCGCCAAAATTGGCGAATCAAAAGATATTGAAAATAAGAACTTTACCAATATAGGGGGAGATAGGAGAAGTAAAAATTACTTTCTTACCATCAATATGGCAAAAGAGCTGGCAATGGTAGAACGCAATGAATGGGGCAGGAAAATACGCCGTTACTTTATCGAAATGGAAAAGATAGCTCAGCAGTCTATCATCAAAATGCCCCCCTCGCTCAATGTCTACGGCAAGGAAGCCCTGCCCTATATAGAGTGGTTGCTACTCCACCAGTACTCAGTTACCAGCGGGCAGTATCATCACCGCATCCGAAAGTACCCCCAGCACTTCCACCGCACCGCCGAAGGCAAGTGGTATATCAATAAAGAGTTTGCCGATGCCCTTTTGCAACTGCGCAACGGCTATCAGCAGCTTACCAAGGTCCAAGGACTGCCACAAATAGTACAATTAGAATTAAAATTTCATCAAGCATAACACTATGGAAACACTATCAACAGTACCGCTAAAAAATATAATCATTAGGCAAACTTGTGTTTGTGAAGATATTGATAAAAAAGCAAAAAGAACAACACACATTATAACAGAAGTAGAAGTAGGAGGTGAACTAATGCTTTATTCTAAAATGAATGTATTTTCTTATAACGAATCTTACATTAAAAAAGCACTAAACCTGTTACTGCTTGGAAATAAGAAAAACAACGATAAAATAATAGTACTATGAAAAAGTTATTAAAAAAACTTCTCGCACCATTGATACGAGAAGTTGTTGCAGAGGAACTTAAAGAGGTTCGTTTCAACCTTAAAATTCTTTTACTTAGGGAAGCCGTACGACAGGTTTTTTCGGAAAAAGAAAGAAGGTCTCAATAACATCACGAACAGCCTTTACATCCTCTTCATTTAGCCCTTCCTGCAATTCTTTTACACAAAGTGATTGCATTATGGGAATGAAAGGATGATTAGAATTAACGTTGTAGATATGGTACAACATTACCAATAAATCTCTAAACTCATAAGTTGAGTTCTCTAAATACTCTGCGAGTATTTCAATACTACTTTCCATATTATGTAATATTAATGTTTCAAAGCGCAAATATATGAGAAAAGTTCTGTAAGTCAATAAGTATAAAGTAAGATTTGAGAAATATAGATACTCAAATTAGTCAAAACTCAATTTAAAAACCTTTTAAACCCTATTTAAAATGAATGTAGATGTACACTTACACCGTATCCGCAATGGAAAAACAAGCCCCTCTCTTATAGGACTTGTCCCCGACCTTGAAGTAGAAAGCTATCAAGAGGCGTTAAATCACCCCGATGTGCAAGAGATGATCCGCCAAACCTATGGCAAACACTTTAAAATTACAATGTATGCCGTTAAAGGCAGAGAAGTAGAATTAGCAGAAGTAGAAATCACAAAATCAAAAGCAATATGACAGCAAAAACCATTTGCCTCCTCAATGATGATTGCCTTATCGTAGGCAAAGAGATACGCACTACCTTCTTAGGTATCGTTGTAAAGCGCAAGTACATACGCTATCCCAAGCCCGTAAAATATCAACGTTAATCACAAGCTCTATTTTTTAACACCTCCCCAGTGTGGCTATGAGCCACAGCCCAGCGCAGCGGTTCGCAACCGCACTGGGGAACAAGTCCAACGACAAAATATAAACCGATGTTTGAATATATAGATAACATATTATGTGTATCGGCTTCGTGGTTATACGGAGAGGGCGAGATAATGTCTAAAAACAACTATGACAAACTCGTCCAACGTAAAAACCTCAAAAAACTCAATACGGGAGGCAACGGGCGTACCGCTTGGGTAGCATTCAATTCACTACCCGAACGCTTCAAAGATAAGATAACCTCACAGTGCGACCCCTACGAGCGCACCAAGCACATTCTCTTTGAGGACTACATCACCCCCGACCACTATGCCGAAGACTTCTTTGCTACCTATACCGTTGAAGGCGATGAGGGCGAACAAACCTCTATCCCCGAAGATAGGCGAAAAGAGTACACACACAACGCTATGATACTCTCTGCCTGCTACTTCATTGCTACCAACGTAGTAGTACGCAAAAAGTTCGGCAATAAGCAAGTATGGGACAATATGGCAAGCGTAATTGCACAACTCCCCCGCCATACCTACAAACACAAGCTGCCCACCAACCCCCGCGACCTCAAAGCCAAAGCTCTTGCTTTCAAAGGCGTAAAAACCTCCAAACGCTATCCTGTAGCAGGCTACGAGGGGCTTATACACAGCGGCTACCTCAATAAAACCGCCGCTAAACTCACAGGAGTAGCTGCCGAATGGACACTCGCCCGCTGGTGCAACCAAGTAAATAAATGCGCCAGTCTCACACAATTACACGCCGAGTATAACGATAAAGCTACTGCCGAAGGGTGGAAGCTCATCAAAGACGAAAAAACGTTTTACAACTATCTATATGATGAGGAAATACAGCCCCTATGGTGGGGACATCGTTACGGAGAACTCGCCTACAAAGAAAAGTACGGCTTCCAACACAAAACCAAACTGCCTACAATGCGCGACAGCCTTTGGTACAGCGATGGTACAAAACTCAATTATTACTATTTAGACGAAAACGGCAAAATGGCTACCTGCCAAGTATATGAAGTGATAGATGCTTATAGCGAAGTACTTTTAGGGTACTACATAGGTCATAAAGAAGACTATATAGCACAATACAACGCCTACAAAATGGCAGTAAAAACCGCAGGTTATCGCCCTTACCAAATAGCGCACGACAACCAAGGCGGGCATAAAAAACTTACCGCAGGCAGCTTCCTTACCCAAATAGCACAAGTGCAAACAGCCACTAAGCCCTACAATGGTAAGTCAAAAACCATTGAGAGCGTATTTGGCAGGTTGCAAAGCCAGTACTTAAAGCGCGATTGGTTCTTTTCGGGTATGAATATCACTACCAAAAAAGACGAGAGTAAAGCCAATATGGAATACATACTTGCCAACCAAAAAAGCCTCCCCACACTCGATGAGGTAAAAGAACGTTATTTGCAGCGCAGGCGTGAGTGGAACGAAGCCCCCCACCCCAAAACAGGCAAACCACGCATACAAATGTACTACGAAAGCTATAACCCCGATACCAAAAAAGTAGAAATGTGGGATATGATTTCCCTCTTTTGGATTACCCGAAAAGAGCCTATCACTTGCGATGCTTCGGGTATTAGCTTCACCGAAAAGAAACAAAAATACAGCTATATGGTCTATCGTTCAGACGGCTTGCCCGATGTAGATTGGTTAGAAAAGAATATAGGCAAAAAATTCATAGTGAAGTTTGACCCCGATAATGCAGACCTTATATACCTTTACGAAGATACCCCATTAGGGCTTAAAATGGTAACAGGTGCCGAAATTAAGAAAGAAGTACATCGCAACATACAAGAGCAAGACGACTTTGAAGCTGCCTACTTCAAACAAGTACAAAGCCTCACCGATGAGAAACGCATCAGCCGCCGAGACACTACCGAAGAGTTGTTAGAAAAATTCGGTATGAGTGCCCACCAGCAAGGGCTAAGCCTCCCCGCCGTCAAAGGAGTTGAAAGCCGTAGAAAAAACAGAAAAATTACCAATGCCGATACCTTCGGCAGCTACCAAAAAGCCCTTTCCAATACTAATTGGGACGATGAGCAATGGGAAACCCTCGAAAGTACCCCCATAACTATCAGCAATATCTTATAATTCAAAATGAATATCTAAAATGAATACACAAGAAAAACAACAAATCGCCCAAGCCCTCAACGATTTTTGCAACCGCAAAGGCAACCAAAACAAAGCCGCTAATGCCCTCAAAGGCGTATCATCAGCCACCATTACCCAAGTACTTAAAGGCAATTGGGATAGTATAGCCGACAAAATGTGGCGACTCATCAAAGCCCAAATATTTGCCAAAGAAGACTGGGTGTGTGTAGAAACAGCTGCCTACCAAACCCTCACTGCCCTTATTAGCGATGCCCAAGAGCACAGCCAAGTATATGCTATCATCGCCCCCGCAGGTAGTGGCAAAACCAAAACAATGCAGCTTTACGAAAAAGAAAACCCCAACGCCTATATGGTACAGTGCAACGAGTTTTGGAACAAAAAAGCCTTTATGGGTGAACTCCTTTCAGCAATGGGGCGCGACAGCAGCGGGCTCACGGTAAACGAAATGGTAAACGAAGCCGTGCGAGTGCTAAAATCTACTGAAAACCCAGTAATTCTATTAGACGAGTTCGACAAAGTAAACGACCAAGTATTGTACTTCTTTATCACCCTTTACAACCTCTTAGAAGAGCATTGCGGTATTGTAATGTGCGCTACCGACTTCCTCGAAAAACGCATCAAACGAGGACTCAAACTCAACAAAAAAGGCTATAAAGAAATATACAGCCGCATAGGGCGCAATTTCATAGAAGTAAACGCCATTACCCAAGCCGACTGCATACAAATATGCACCGCCAATGGTATCACCACAAAAACCGATATAAAAGCCGTATGGGCAGACTGCGAAGGCGACCTTCGCCGTGTAAAGCGCAAAATACACGCCCTCAAACTCGCACACCTTGAAGCCACTAATAACTAAAAATTAACAACTAAACAATGGCACAAGCATACACCCCAAAGCAGATACTCAATAAAAAGTTCAAACTCCTACCCTTCGATGGGCAATGGAAAGACTTTGTAGGCTGCCCCGACCGCGCCTTTTCAGCCATCATATGGGGAGGCTCTTCCAGCGGCAAATCGTCCTTAGCAATGCAATGGGCACGCTACCTTACCCAGTTCGGCAAAGTAGCCTACAACTCCTTAGAGGAAGGCGTATCACACACTGTGCAAATGAATATGGAGCGCAACTGTATGGACGGCGTAGAAGGCAAATTCCTATTATTAGACAACGAACCCCTACCCGAACTCATCGAGCGAATGAGCAAACACAAGTCCCCCGATTTCCTCATCATCGACTCCGTACAGTACCTGCGAGTAGATAAAGAAGATTACAAAAAGCTCAAACGCCTAATGAAAGAACGCAGCAAAGCACTTATACTCATTAGCCAAGCCACAGGCAAAGAACCCAAAGGCGAGCTCGCCGACTTTGCACGTTACGATGTAGATATGAAAATACGCGTAGAAGGCTACAAAGCCTTTCCCGAAGGAAGACTTAACGGAGGCGGACACCCCTTTGTAATATACCCCAAAAAAGCAGCCGAATATTGGGGCGATATAGATAACTGATAATTCATAATTCAAAAATCATAATTACCAATATGCCACCCTTTTCATACACCCTTGCCCAACATTTAGAGCTCACCTATCTTGAATACGAAGCCCTACGCCAGCACTATTTTGAACACTGGTGCGCCCACCTAAGCATTCCCCTACTGACCAAAAATGACCACCTGCTGAATTGGTACGCCCAGCAATGGCATATACAAGTAGAACGCCCCATAGAGCAAAATTACAGCGATGCCCTATCCCTATACACTCCCGAAGACATCCACCTGCTCATAC